AACTTGATGTACTCATGGGTCACGCACCATATGGTCACCTGTCGCTGGGCCGCATGATCTTCTTCAGCCGGCCACGAACCTCCAGGTAGTCGTAATCCAACTCGTTTGTGATCGACAGGCTCTCGACATCCACCTGGTGCCACGCGTCGTTGAGGAAGATCTCAACGTCACCGAAGTGAACGATCTTATCCGGAACCTCTCGGGCATTCCGATACTCACCTGCATGGAGGATTTCCCTCACCTTGCCAGCAATGTGCTCCATCGTCTCCGGCACGATATCGGGTTTGTCTTCCTCCGGCGCGTTCCTCATTTCATCGGCAATGCCATCAAGCCATGACGTGAAGTGTACTGCCTCATCACTCATCACCTTCTGTGATTTCAGGTCTTCGTGCGGCACCGTGAGAGGTGCGGGCAGCTCCAGCGCGGGCGGTTCCGCCTCTTCCGGTCTCGGTGCATACTTCATCCAGTACTCGTACGGGGTGCTGGAAGTGCGCCATGCGTGCCACGGATCGAGTGTCTGCATCATGGCCCCGTTAGCGCCCCGATACAAGTACAGGACGTTTCCGTCCTTGTCGCCGTGTGCCTGTGTCGGTAGCGCCTCGGTGAGTAATACCCACCCTTGCCTCGTCCTCCGCTGGTGGTTCCCCACCCGTTCGATGGCCGTCTCTTCACGCGCCCTTGAGATGACATCCGGGCTGCCTGTCGATTGCCCTTCTGCCTTCGCTTCCGTGAACGAGTCGGCGAAATCTGTTGATCCTGTTCCTTTGGGTCCTGACATGATGATTCGGTTTATGCGCTCCGTTGAGAGAGCGGTTTTGGTACAGAAAGAAAAGAGCGGGAGCAGCCCGGATTCAGACGGTTGCGAGCAATTGCGCCCACCCTATCTCCTGCCGCGTTTTTAACCCGGGCCGCGATGCACGGTCCGTCCTCCTCCGTGCTCCCTGTATCCAACGGGCCTGACTCCCAGATAGCTACCACCGGTGGACAACCCGGTATCGCCCCAGGACTTTCCCTCCGGCAGGTTCTTCGCGTGCTCCCACATTCCTATGCTACAAGCTCGTCCGCGGCTTCAAGCGCTGGCTCGTACAGCTCCTCGGCGTCCTCCTCTGCTGGCATGCCATTCCCGGTGCCTGCTGGCTGGAACAGGGACAGTTGAGCACGCATCTGGCCTCTCGCGTATTCCTCAGCTGCCTCCAAGAGGCTGTCGATCTGGGCGACGAACTCCTGGGGCATACCGTTGTCTCCGAACTCAGGCTTCGGGGGCAGGTTCAGGTTCAGCGGGGAGTTGCTCTCCAGAAGCGCCTTCTTGGCGATCAGGACGAACATGCGCTCATCGCCCTTCCTGACGATCCTGACACCTGTCACCGTAATCAGCTTGGGTTCGCAGTCGATCTCGGCCACGTGCAGCACTGCATCCCGCAGCTTGCTCAGTCGCCTGGTGAACGTCTGGCTCGGCTTGTCGCCGGATTCCGTCTTGGCCCTGACGGCACCGTTGTCGTAGTCGATCGCTACGGTCGTGCCGTCATACTTCACTCTGTTGATGTCCATCGGTCTTTTGGTTATTTATGGTTTCCATTGGGATGTGATTGAAGTACAAATGTCAACATCCCGCACTACAATGTCAAATACCTTTGCGAATTCTACTCACTCAGAGCCGACTGAACCGCAGCATTGGCCTGGGCCTCCCGCAGAATACTCTCTTCCAGCTCGGACCGTACCTGATCTGGCTCGAGGTCCTCACCGAACAGGCCCTTCTCTCTCAGCGTCTGTACGCCCAGTTCTGCCGATGCACTTGGGCTAGACATGCCAGCCAAGTCGAACACCTCAAACACTTCCCGGATATCATCCACAACGGGCTTGATGTCGTAATCCTCCTTCCAGGTCACACGGACCGCGTTCGGATCCTTACCCCATCGCATGGCCATGAACCGAAGTACCGCGTTCTCTCCATGTCCACGTTCCCGTGCCATCAGCGCCAATCTTGGTGACTTCGTATCCCAGAACTGGATCTCTCGAGCAACACCTGACGCACTAGGAGACAGCTTCAGTTCGTCCATAGCGATGTAGGCGGCATACTCAGCTTTCCGCTCCAAACGCTTCTCGATCCCCGAGTTGGCAGACGACATGCCCGTGTCCCAGATCGTGGGGACCTTCCCTGTCACCGGGTTTGCCGGAATCGATATACCTTGAGAACCTGCCTCATGCTGTTCCTTGATTTTCCCGTGCTGTGTGGGGTCTGCCCCTACAAAGTAGAGCCGACGTGACCCAGACTTGATCGCGTCGTGGTCGCCAGCCGAGTCGATGTTGAGGTGAGCCACGCTGACTTGTAGGATTTCGAATAGGCCCGATCGGCTGAAATGCTTCTTGTGTCGCTCGTAGAAGAACGGGACGAGGGGTATCTCGCCAGCTGTCGATGTCCACGGGCTACGCATCTCGCGCTCACCGTCAACCACCAGCTTCTTGTCCTTGTCGAACATCCACCACCCGCCACCTCCGAATTCGTCTCCGAATCCTCCCCATCCCTCGGCCACTAGCAACAGGCTTCGTTCCTCACTGTCTGCCTTGAATTCACCGTTCACGAGCCGCGGTGCACGTGACTCCATCTTGATCCTGGCATACATGAGTCGCCCATCCTGGTAGTACCAGTCCGGCACCGACAGGGGGCTGTACTCGACCACGTACGGCCGTATCCCAGCCTCTTCGTCAGCCAGAGAGGGTATGCCATCAATCTGCGGGATGTCCACGTACAGCCACCTATGGCCCGTCGTCATGGCTGCTCGCTGGACTGCATCGAAGAACGACACCATGTGAGCTCCGTCATTCCCGGCCGAGTCAATGCTGTGAATCACGTGATACGCTGCCGACGTGATGTCCTCCGGATCCCCGAACGCGTCCAGGTCCAATCCCCTGCCGGTCTGAGGCGCCTCCCGGGACAGTGCCCCGACAAACTTCTCCGCCATGCGCTTGCCGAAGTTGATGTAGTTGGCCTCGGCCTTGCGCTGCTCAAAATGGGCCTTACCGAACTCCTGCTTGGTCTCCCACTCGAACGGAAACAGGTCTTTGGCGATCACGGCGGCTCCAGTCTCCATTCGCCGTTCAAGCATCTCCCAATCGGAGCGTTGGTTCTTGTAGACCGGATGCTCGCTTGCCAGGATGTCCTCAATCAATGACATGGTTCAATATGGTTCGTACGTCCCGATGTCCAGCGTTGCTGTGTAGGCGCCCGAAAGGGCGTCCATCTGATCCCAGTGCCCGCTGTCAGGGATGTGGTGCAATGTTCGCAGTAGATCGTCGGTCCAGGCCTCCTCGAGCACGTAGACATCACCGGCTTTGGCCCGGATAGCAAATGGACGAGCCCTGACCAACTTGTCGCCCTGCGGGGGTATGCCTTCCGCGTCGAGATCTGCAACTGAAAGAGATAGACGGTACGATTCTCGTTTCGAGGCAGAGCCGGGTTCAACCTCCCACCTGACGAGCAGGTTTGCTCCGGTCTTTTTCGCGTACTCACGATCCTTCCTTACCGTGGCTTTGAATAGTTCCTCAACGCCCCCAGGTCCTTTCCGGACGTTGATCATGTCTTCAATATACCACCGATCACCCTTTCTGCGCAGAAGCGCTCCGGCGCTGTATGACGGGCCATCTTTTTTCTTCGATGTCTCTCGCCAGTCCCCTTCGGTTGATGCGAAGTCCCAGAACCTGACCAGGGTACCCCCATGCTCCGCGTGCTGGATCTTCTTGAACCACTCGCGCATGAAGAACTTGCCCCCACCGGGCCTAATCTTCCAGTTGTTCTCAAGCAGACGCTCCTTCTCTACGGGAAGCAACGACATGAGGGTCGACAGGTACGTCGGGTCCTTCTCGAGCAGGATCGGGTTGTCGTAGATGTCCGCTGGTATGAAGGTGAACGACTTCGGTTCGATCTTGTGGCGCCCCGTACTGCCGGCGAACAGCTCCTTTATCTCCTCTGCAGTATCGGCCCAGACAATCGTTTCTCCATCCCGGAAGAAGTACCGGATCACGCCACCCCGTTCCTCAATCGGATACCCGGTCTTCTCGTCGATCCACCACTCGATGAAACCAGCCACCCATGAATCAGCATCAGCGTTCATCGTAGCTCTGATCTGAGACTTGACAGGGCACAGGCTCCGGTTCCTCGATGTCATGTAGAAGAACTGAGTCTCGCTGAACTCCTGCAGCTCGTCGAAGCCTAGCCACCCGATTTGGGCACCGTGATACTTGAGCTTGGTCTGCTCGTGGTCCAGGTGCGCGAACCCGACACGGGCGCCACTCGGGAATGTCCACCGCTTCTTGCTCTGGTTCGGGTTACCCTCGCAGTAGGGGTACAGATCTATGCTTCCGTCCCAGAGACCCCCCTGCGCGTCTATCTGGGTGAAGTTGCGGCGAAAGATGACGGCCCCGAATCGAGGCTCATCCAAGTATCGAACTGGGTCGAGAAGCAATCCGAATGTCTTACCAGATCCAGCACCGCCGCCGTAGAACGCAATGTCAGCGTCCGTTGCGAGAAAGATCTCCTGCTTCCCTGGTTGTGGCCGGATCTCGACTGTCTCCATGCTTCTCGGGCAGGTACACTATAACCTTGCGCTCAGTAACGTCGACGCCGATCGGGGTCGTGGGCTCATCATCATGGTCTTTACGCAGCTGGTCTGCCGCTGTCCGAATACCGGCGATCGCATCCTTTACGTCCCACCCCTTGCCATCAGCACCAGGATCACCAAGGGCCACGAGCGCCTGCAGAGACCTCGCCAGCAAAACCTCAGATGCCTGTATCCGCTGGGTGCGGGACTTGGCCTTGTTCCTGATGAGTTGGTCATTGGATTTCCGGGTGGCCGCACGGTCAATATACTCGTCGTACTCACGTGACCGCACCCCCCAGTCGTAGTTGCTGGCCCATCGCTTCATCAGTGTCATCGATTTGGACAACTGTGTAGCCACTTTCTGGAAACTTCGCGCAGCCCCCAGATCTCGGTAGATCCGGAACGCCTCGTACGCCGGAGCACTCTCCTCTTCCAGCCTGTACCATACCGGGTCCTTCATGAGATTCCTTCCTGTTCCAGCTCGAGATTCTCGATCATCAACGGTCCGGTTGTGGGTTGCCAGTGGGCGTAGCGGTCAGGATCAATGAACGTAATGTCGCAAAACGCATCGACGGTCATCGGCACCGACGCACGGGTTAATGTATCCCAAGCCTGTATGCCCATGTGTCGACCACAGATCGTTGGAATACCATCCACTGCTTCGGTCGGCAATCGCTCGCTTCGTTTGATCCACCTATGCTTGTCGAGTTCGGCCCGTAAGCGCCCGATCTCGCG